AGACCCCCTGTAGGACACTAAAACGTACTAAAGGGCATTAAAGTAACTCTTTTCAATCTATATAGTTATTATAGCATATTTTTTAACAAATGTCAAGCTATTTCAGAGGTTATTTACTGTTAATGTTCTCTAGAGGTTGTTATGTTACTTTTGGTAACACTCCCCTGTTCCTTAACAGGCGGATTCTCAGCCATAACAGCGTCTCCGCAGTCGCCGCAATAGCCCTTTGCTATCAACAACTTAGCCTATATAGCTATATGTTATAACTATGCTGCTTTTTAGTCTAATTTAGCCCTATTTTGTATCTAGGCGGGTACACCAGTAATTAAAAAGCTACGCAGCCCTCCCCCGGGGTCTCTAGCATACCCACCTCAGCCTGTCAAGACTTAAGCGTGACCAGTAGAGGCTTTATAGTCACCAGAGATTCTGTACAGGTAAGAGAGAGTGTGGTAGTAGGTACTACTCAGCCCTCATGACCAGCTGAGCCTATTCAGTCACACTAATACTTGACAATGCTACCCCGTCAATGCTTTGCAGGTTTATTGCCGTGACTCAATAGCCTGGTCTGGTCACGTTAATGTTTGACTTCCCCGTCTCTTTGTAGTATTCACGCGCGCCCGCTCCTTATACTATGACAGCAATACAGTTATTCTATTGGGTTATATGCTTATAACTAATTGGTCTTAATCTGGCTTGCATTTATATTGACTCTATACTTGTCTGCGCTATACTGAACCCATCAAGACAACAAACAGACAGGACTACATAACAATGGATAACCAGAGACAGATTGAGATTAACAGGGCGCATGCCTACCTAATCCAGAAAGAAATGGAGAAGGAGCTTAAAAGACTAGATAGGGTATATTACTTCGTGATAACTCTGGCCGTTACTACTACATTGGCCAGTATCATTACCTACATTAACCTAAATTGGAGCGTATGAGATGGACTACATAAAAAACGATTACGAATTACAGCAACTGGCCCTCAGTATTGCGCTGGAAGCTATTGAGGAAGTTAAACAGCACGGTGGCGATCACTATGAGCTAATAGACCAAGCTGCTGCTAGCAGTGAGCACGCCATCTACACCTATAAAGCTATCATGTTGTGCGCTAACTGTTGCACTGCTGATGCTGAGGCAATGCTCGACGATAACGGATGCGAGCGGTTCGACTCATTCGCCCACCATGCAAGCGTATTAGCTGAGGTTACAATACAAAATGCGGCATTGCAGGAATTTTACGAGTTAGGCGGGGAGGTGGCAGCATGAAAATTGCAAATAAAGACGGTTTCAGGTATGGCGAGAATGCCTATCTAATAGGTAATGAGTTCGGGTTGTTATGTGTCGCCTACGGTAACAATGAGCAGGAGGCGCTGGATAATGCGGTTGATGCTGATTGCATGGACTCTGAGTTAATGTCAGACTCAGACCATGCTGAATATGACGCTAACGGGTGGCATGATTCCTTTATATATGCAGGCAATGCCAGCGAGCCATTTTGGAGCGAGTACCTGTGGATTAAACCAGCAAACGAGCGAGAGAGGGCAGCATGAATATTAAAAACGAGATTAGAGAATACCACCACCCAGACACTTTATTGGAGGCAGCACTTGCAGCTATAGTTATGGACGTACAAGCAAACGATTTAACAGCGATTGAGGAACTGCTGACGTTTATACATCCAAACATCTTGAGGGGTTATCTCCCTGAGCCGAGCGAGCGAGAGAGGGTAGACCATTGGCAGCGCCTGCGCGCAGACTATCCAGCTATTGAGAGGGCCGCACAATGAGCATTTTAATACAACCTAAACAAAACTATCGCTGCGCTAGTTATTCACGGCCAGCGCTAGATAAAAACAAAGTTTACAGTGCTACCTTAGCAACTAACCAGCCTGACTACATAGAAAATGGTCTGGTATTTTGTGGAGATTATTTACTGGGTAAAAATGAATATTATTTGGTAGATGTTGAAAGGGCGGCCCAATGGTCTAAATAATTCCCCGTAGTAGTCCAACCATTGCCCAGTGTTAAAGCTGGGCTTTTTTATGCGCCTAGATAATATATGGCGATTTAAGGCCCTGCAATGCTACCCAGTACCCTAGCACCTGGAACACGCTAAAACGTCTTAGACGGCTTTATATGGCCTTATAGGGCTATAACTAAAGACTACTACCAGTTGCTGCGCCATAGGCTCTATATTGCTGGGTGCTGTAGCCGCCAGAGTCCCTATGCGGCTCGAGAGAGGGCGAACCTGTTTCCCGTAATAGAGGGCTTAATCATCTTACAATAGGGATAGGCCATAGCCCTATGCAGATCATTCTGGAGGGAGGCATAGCCCTATGGATACCATTCTTGAGAGAGAGCTATAACGTGACCAGAACCTGGTATTGGGTCACACTATAGGGCTGTAGAGTGTTGAACTATTGAGAGAGAGAGCATCTAATACCCTGAACATTAACCAATAGAGAGAGGACAATGGATTTTGCAGATATAGAGAATGACCAGCTTCGCACTGAGGCTATAGAGCGATATGTTGTATGGATTGAGAGCTTACCCTATAGAGTAGGTAGAGCTGAGCAGGATAGCATCAGAGAGACTATAATTAATGATTTGGAGAACTAACAATGAGAGTATTAAATTTATATGCTGGACTAGGAGGAAACCGTAAACTCTGGGAGGGCTGTGAAGTAGTAGCAGTAGAGAGCCACGAGAAGATTGCTGAGGTTTATCAGCGCGTACACCCATTAGATACCGTTATAGTTGGCGATGCGCATGAATACCTGAGACAAAACTTTAGAGACTTTGATTTTATCTGGTCTAGTCCACCATGCCCCACCCATTCCAGAATGGCTAAAGCTACACGCCATAAAAACCGAAACTATCCTGATATGGGGTTATACCAAGAGATACTGTTTCTACAGCATTTTTACAAAGGTAACTGGGTGGTGGAGAATGTTAAGCCTTTTTATGATTTTCTAGTACCGCCAACAGTGACAGTAGGCAGGCATTGTTTCTGGTCTAACTATGAGTTTGATGCTGTAGACGTTAAAAGACCAGAGAATTTTATTAATTTAGCTAATCTGGCAGGTAAGCAGGCTCTAATGGATTGGCTAGGTATACACTATGAGGAGAACATCTACTACAAAGGCAACCATTGCCCTGCACAGATACTACGCAATTGTGTACACCCTGAGCTGGGATTGCAGATATTTAACCAACAGAGAGAGAACTGATATGAACGTATTCACTGGCCCTAATGACCTGTTACATGGTGATGAGCATCTAGAGGAACTAGAAGACTGGGAGCTGCGAGAGAGATTCTTTAATGCTCTGAGAGACTTAACAGAAGCAGCAGATACTGTAGAGAAACTGAAAAGCCCTAAATGGACTCCTTACCCTGAAGATATTGAGTATATGGAAGACACTTTAGAGGAGCTGAAGTACTCTTTAAAGTAGTACCTGCTGGTAGTTGTTGCTAAAGGAAGGGCTGTTTTGTTACTATATAGTTCTGAGGGTAGCATAAATTTTAACAATCAACAAACGGGATTTTAAAAATGTTTAAAGAATATATGATGAGTGGAACAATGAATCCAGAAGTGCAGGCAGTGTTTAAAGCTGCTGCTGATATTAGCAATGGCGTATTCTCACTGCAAGAGGCTGCAAAGTTCTACAAAGTACCATCGCCTATTATTGTTCAGTTTATTGCTGAGAGTTCAGAATATGATATGGTGTTTAGCAAGGTGGGTGATTATGATTCTAACAACTAGAGATAAATTGGTGTTACAAGGTAAACGTGTTAGAGTGGTGGGGAGTTACAACATACCTGAAGAGAGAACGAACTACTGTAAACATCCAGAGCAAACAGACTGGACTAAACCCTGCCCAATATGTAAGCGCAGGATTCGTGTAATAGCAAAGAATATGGAGAGTAAAACAGCATGGTTATCTTAGGACGCAGTTTGACTATAGAGTACAGACGGGGCGTAGGTTTTGACCTAGAGTTCCCAGACAGCAGGCCAGTGTGGGTGTTTAACAGCTTTACAGAGAGCATAGAGGTCATGCCTTTTCAAGGTGTTATCGTACATCTACCACTTTGCCTAGTCAGCTTTGGCAGAGTATATGAGGAGATTTTTGAATGACTGAAGCAATCCATCAACCATGCCCTGATTGTGGCAGTAGTGATGCTTTACAGATCAATAAAAGCAGTACATATTGTCACAGTTGCAGAAAGTACACTAAAACGGGAGAGGGTTATTACCCTGTAGAGGTTCCAGAGAACCACGACCCTAGACCTAAACCAAGCTTTAATGCTGTTGAGAACATGTTAACCACTGGTAAGTACCAGAGTATCGTATCCAGAGGGTTGACTACAGCTACAGCTCAGTTCTATGGGATACTAGAGACCCCAGAGAAGACATACTTCAGCTACCACCACCCAGAAGACTCTCTGGTTCCTATAGCGGCTAAAATACGGCTACCTGACAAGCAGCACAGCATTGTAGGTGAGTGGAAAGATGCAGGGCTATTCGGACAGCATCTATTCTCTGCTGGTTCTTCTAAGTATGTCACCATCACTGAGGGAGAGTTTGACGCAGCAGCCAGCTATCAGATGCAGGGCAGCAAGTACCCAGTAGTGTCTGTTAGGAATGGCGCTAGTGGCGCTCTGAAGGACTGTAAAGCAGCCTATGAATGGCTAGACAGCTTCGAGGCCATTGTCATATCTATGGACTCTGACGAACCTGGTCAGAAGGCTGCGCGAGAGATTGCAGAGCTGTTTGGTGGCAAGTCAGCAGTGATGAAGAACCCTCCACACTATAAAGATGCCTGCGACTATCTAGTAGCTAACGACACCAAAGGCTACATTTCTGCGTTCTGGAATGCTGAGAAGTTTGTACCTGATGGCATCATCAATGGCGCTAGTCTCTGGGATGAGGTGAACAGGCCAGTAGAGAAGTCTGCTGTAATGTATCCATGGGAGAGCCTGAACAAGCTAACCTACGGCATCAGAGAGGCAGAGCTAGTCACCATCACAGCAGGTTCTGGGCTAGGTAAGTCACAGTTTGTGAGAGAGATAGTGTGGCATATCCTCAAACACTCTGAGGAGAACATTGGCTTATTATTCCTAGAGGAGAATGCACGTAAGACTGCACTGTCTTTGATGTCACTGGCGGCTAACAAGCCTCTGCACCTACCTGACGTAGAGAGCACAGAAGAGGAACGCTGGGAGGCTTTTGAATCCACCATGGGTACTCAGAGACTGTTTATGTTTGACCATTTCGGTTCTACCAGCATAGACAACATCATAGCTCGCTGCCGCTACATGGCTAAAGCACTGGACACCAAGTTCCTGTTCCTAGACCACGTTAGTATTGTTGTGTCTGCACAGAGCAATGGCGATGAGCGCAAGGCTCTGGATGAGATATGCACCAAGCTACGCATGCTAGTACAAGAGACTGGTATCACACTGTTTATGGTGAGTCACCTGAAGCGCCCAGACGGTAAAGGCCACGAGGAAGGAGCTGCTAGTAGCCTGTCACAGCTTAGAGGCTCTGCATCCATTGCACAGCTCTCAGACATGGTGATAGGACTAGAGAGGAATGGCCAGGCTGAAGACCTCATAGAGAGGAACACTACCAACGTGAGAGTGCTCAAGAACCGCTTCTGCGGTACTACTGGGCCTGCTGGCGGGTTGCTGTTTGACCAGAAAACTGGTAGGATGGTAGAAGTTAAGGAAGAGGGTTTGTAATGAGATGTGTAGCGTGTAACAAGAATTTATCGGACTTTGAGTCTACAAGGAAATCTGCTGAGAGTGGTGAGTATTTAGATATTTGCAATGATTGCTTCTTTTACACTGAGGACGACATTGCCACCATCGACAGAGATGACCTACGAAGTGAATCTGACACAGTATTGGAGAGTCAAGAATATGAGCAAGATTGGAACTTGGGTAATGACAGTTCAGGAGAGTAAGGCTGAGCTGAGCAGACTAAACCCTTATGATAAACACAGCAACAAAAACAACGCAGCGAGGCAGTACTATGTTGATTACACTGGACATAGAAACCAACACAAGTCACGACACTATCTGGGTAGTAGTAACTCAGGACTTTAAGACTGGTGAGATGCTGGAGCATTACTCTGCTGAGACTCTGGAGCCTCTGCTTCGTGACTCAGAATGCGTTATTGGTCACAATATCATAGGCTTCGATGCTCCAGTGCTAGAGAAGCAGTGGTCACTACAGATACCTACAGAGAAGCTAAAGGATACTCTAGTGCTCAGTAGGCTCTGGAACCCGTCTCTGGAGGGTGGACATAGCCTGGACTCTTGGGGTAAACGCTTTGGCGATCACAAGATAGACTTCCACGACTATGACGGTGGACTATCTGACGAGATGGTGGAGTATTGCAGGCAGGACGTAGCTCTAACCACAAGGCTTTACAAGCATTTAACAAACACACTGAATCTAGAGGAGTTTAAACCGCAGTGCGTAGATTTAGAAGAGAAGGTGTACATCATTACGGCTCAGCAGGAACGCAACGGCTTCATGCTAGACGTAGAAGCAGCTACTACACTCTGGCAAGACATAACACACAAGATGAGGACGATAACAGCGGAGCTACAGAAGGTGTTCCCTCCGATAGTGGAGGAGAGGTGGTCAGAGAAGACAGGAAAGAGACTGAAGGACAAGGTGACTGAGTTTAACGTAGGCTCTCGTAAGCAGATTGCAGAGAGGCTAGAGGGTGTAGGTGTTAAGTTTAAGATACAGACCGAGAAGGGCGCTGTCATTGTTAATGAGAAGGTGCTGGAAGGTATAGACATCCCTGAAGCTAAGATGATATACGAATACCTAATGCTACAGAAGAGAGCATCACAGATAGACTCTTGGTTAACTCACGAGAAGGACGGCAGGGTACATGGCAGGGTTATTACCAATGGCGCTGTAACAGGCCGTATGACGCACCACAGCCCTAACATGGCTCAAGTGCCTTCAGTGTC